TCAATGATCAATTGCTCCAGACTGTTCTTGCCCGTGAGTATAAGATCGCTGATTTTGTTTGGTCTAGTGCTGATGCTGCTGGTACCAATGAATACACAGCTGTTTTCCCTGAAGCTTTATTTTCTATTCCTAATATTTCTTCCAAACTTGAGACCTTGCGTTACTTCCGTTCTGACGTTGAGATAACTTTTCGTGTCAATGGTTCCCCTTTTGTTGCTGGTCGCCTGATGATTAAAGCGACCCCGTCAACTGTGATGAACTGGCGCACGACTTATTATGCTTCGTTGGTTGGTGAACATATACTGCTTTCTGCTAATTCTAGCGAGGCTGTTAAGGTGACCTTGCCTTGGCTTGCTCCTAAGCTTTACAAGGACACTACTCAGTCTAGTTGGATTGGTTATTGCGGTACCGTTTATGTTTATGTATTGCACCCTCTCACTGCCCTACAGGCAACTTCTGCGTCGCTTACTGTTTCTGTGTTTGCGCGCTTCCTCCACCCTCAAGTTGCCGGGTTAGATCTTAACCTTGGAGGACCCGTCTTGGCCGGGTTTGCCAAGCGTTCGAATATTGTCGAGTCTGCTATGAAGACGATGGATGGTGTTCTCGCCGGTGTCTCTGAAGTCAGCAAAGTCGTCCAGAAGACCGTTCCTGGTATTCTGGAAGATGCTGCCCCACTCATTGACCTAGCTATGATGGTTTTGGACAAGCCTAATCAAGTTCAAACTACCCAGAACATGAATATACGACCTATAACCGACATGGGCTCTACTAAGGGTATGCACTATGGTCAGATCCTCTCTGCTCACCCCGATGCACAAGTTTCCGTCGATGGTGGAATTCAAGGTGGTGATCCCACTCACCCTACTTTCCTCTCGTTGATGGCCCGTCCTGGTATTTTTGATTTGTTCGTATTTACGTCGGCCACCGCAGTTGACACTCAGTTAGCTGCCTTTTCTGTCCGACCAAACAATCTCTATTCCATTGATGGTGTTACTGTTGCTAGTCCTCTTGCTTATTATTCGCAATTCTTTCGTTATTGGCGTGGTTCTATTAAGTACCTCTTTGTTTTTAGCGCTGCCCCTTTGGCTACTGCGCGAGTTCGTATCGCGTTCATGCCTACAGCTTCTGTTACCACTGATCCTCCTGAAGATCAAGCTGGTGATGTAGCTAGTGCGGTTGTTACAATTCAAGGTGATACTGTTTATTCCTTGTCCATTCCCTATATCGCTGACACTCTTTATAAGAATATCCTTTCTTTGTCCACCTCTGCTACAGACGTTCTGTCTGCTGTTGGTCGTGTTACTGTCAGCCTTATTAATCCTGTCGTCTCTCAACCTGGTTCCTCTGCTACTGCTATAGCTTGTTCTGTCTATTGTGCAGCTGGTGAAGATTTCCAGGTTAGTCAACCCGACTCTTGGCCCTCTGGTTGGTCTGTTGACCTTTCCAGTGCGCCTTCTGAAGTCCCCGGTGTTTATGGTAATATTTATGCTCGTCGCTTTAAGAAACTTGAGGGTGTTGAGAAACGTTCAGATATTAAGCTTATTTTCTCTAAGCCATTTGAACCCATCATTCCTGCTCGTTTGATTACTGAGCATGGAATTTGTTCCCCTGAGTCGATTGTTACAGTCAATGAGTTGTTGAAGCGCTTCGAGTATTTTGATACCGATGTGCCTACCAACTTTGACGACCTTTCTGTCGACTTTGTCAACTATTTGTCCAGCTTTAATACTCCGTATTTATGGCATTATATGTTGATTATCCCCCATTTAACTTATCGCGGTTCTGCAAATTACAAATTTATCAATGGGACCCCAAGTGTGAACTATCAAAATACCGCTTATTTCAACCCTTCATCTGGCGAACTTGCCAGTGCTAATTGGTTTGATGTGGCTGGTTATGCTGTTCACGTTTCTGATCCCGTTAACCCCGCTTTGGAGTTCAACGTTCCTGCATATGATTTAGTTCATTGTCGAGAAACATTTTCGTCGTTGGTTGGTGTACCACCGGCGCCTACTGTAGTTGTTAACAACTCTGATAGTTCGAATATGTTCGATTGTTATCTCGCATGTGCAGACGATTTCACCCTCGGCCGATGGGAGGGTGTACCACCTGTGGTTGCACCTCTGTCGGACTCCCCTCTCAGTGGGGTTTCAGCGTTCCTGCAAAGGCAGATACGCATTCAATCTCGTTCGAAGACAATGGTCGTTAATGATAAAGCGACCCTTAATTCTGAGCTCGAACGGTCGACGCAATCGTC